TAGTGACTGAACAAAGATGGCGCTCGTAAGAGCGCGGTCCCTAATGAGATCGATTCTTGGTCCCTTTGATCGGGATGCTTGGTACGAAAGATGTAAAAACTCTTCCGGAACAAGTATAGGAGTCCCTTACCGGGACACCAGTGTAGAAAGGAAGTTTAAATCTCCAATCTCCACTACTGAGGGTGCTCTTCACCACTGGTATCGTTATATAGACGACAATGTCGGACTATATGACTCCATCACCGCTCTCAACTCGAGAGAGGTTTTAATGGATTACCAGTTTGTCGAGGGGTCGAAAGCAACAACCGTAGACAAAACCGCTGAAAAGCGGCGTATGATTTGTATTGAGCCCACGCTGAATATGTATTTTCAGCAGGGGCTCATGTCTTACATCACCTCACGGTTTTGTAAGTATACAGGATATACGTTGTCTACTCTCCCAAGCGAACATCAACTACTTGCCAGTAGAGGCTCTATTGATGGCTCTTTAGCCACTATAGACTTCTCGTCGGCATCTGATTGTGTATCGTTGGAATTACTTAGATGGATCCTTCCATCTGGGTGGTTCTCGGCACTCAATGATATTCGATGCGACAAAATGCTCCTTGACGGAGAATATGTCAAATTGAATATGATCAGTACCATGGGTAATGCCACAACCTTTCCATTGGAAACAATGGTCTTTTACGTATTGTCGCAGTGCGCTATCATGTCTACCCGACCGTCGCGAACCCTCCTCCCGGAATGGGAGGATAAAAGGGTTACGTCGGTCTTTGGTGACGATTGCATTCTGCCGACTGAGTACGCAGGCCCATTTATGAGCTTGTGTACTAGTCTAGGTTTCATTGTGAACTCTGAAAAGAGCCATTTTGATCCTACAGATACGTTTAGAGAGAGTTGTGGCGGGGACTTCCGAAAGGGATACCCAGTGAGGCCTTATAACATCAAGGCCCCAACATCTTGCAAATCAAAGTCTGCACTCGAGCCTTGGCTCTATATTGCGCTGAATGGTCTTCAAGCCAGGTACACTATGTACTGGCGAGACCCCGAAGCGCTCTATGAAAGCGAGGTTTGGAGTGTTTTCCAAGATTTGTTTCGTACATTCAATCTACGACTTAAGATTGTTCCGTACGATTTTCCTGATGATGCAGGCTTCAAGACCTGCACTGTACCTCCTGGCATTAATATAATGCCGGTTCGTATAGCCCAATCCGGTCTCCTTTCCTTTTGTTACTGTAAATATCAGTATCGAGAGAAAAAAGGTAGATTTGACGAGCTCCGCTATAATATGTGGCTTAAAACACCGCTTATTACTGAGGATGACCCGTTCGTGGACTATTTTATTAGAAAGAAAGGTGGTTACGTTGTTGCGAGATCTGTGACATTTTCGTCACTTCTCACTTAACACAAACACCATGTGTTGCACAACGA